GCAACAGCACTTTCTTCGTCTTCTAACATCATAGCTATTGAAGCGTTTAAAAAAGGTTTTGCCTTAGCTTCTATTCTTTCCATGTCTGGTACTAATACGTTTCTCGCCTTTCCTTCACCTACTTCTATTTGTTCGTATTTAAACTTACCATCTTCTTTAACAAAAAATTGTTCAGAAATCTTAGCATCATCTGAAAAGTTTTCATTTTGAACCATTGATTGATCTTCTAATAACTTAGATGTTATGTCTACCATTTCTGGTTGTACTTTAGGAGTTTCTGCTAACATAGCTCCACCACTTTTAATTATAGATTTTAAAGCATCCGCAGCTATTTCTAAACCACCGTTTTTAAAACCAGGACCACTAGCTTTTAATACCATAGGGTTTAAATCTAAATCTAATTTAAAACCTTGAGCAGCTGTAAAACCAGCTTGACCATCAATCATTGCTTTTAAGATAGCATACTCAGCATTATTATTTACATCAAAATTTTCACTATCAATAACTGAAAGCTCACCAGTTAATTCTTCTAAAAATTCTGTAGCAGCTCCTGGAGCCTGTTGCAACATCTGTACACGCTTTTGCTCCTCTATACAATCGCCACATAATCCTTTGTTTATAGCTAGTTGTGCTTGTGCAAATTCTTGAGCAGTTCCTTCAAAAGCTTTATTCAATACACCAAAACCTTTAGCTATATTAGGGTCAGCTAATATACCTGATTGGAAAGCTAAACCATTACTACCGTTCGTTATTTTCTTTACGTTTAGATTTTTTAATCTATTTATTTCAGCCTCGTTATATTCCATTTATTATATTATTATTAACCATCATAAGCGCTAGCACCAATACTAGCTAGACTACCAAACATACCTGTTATAGCAGACGTTTGATCTCTTCTAGCTTGAGAAGCTTGGTTTTGCATGTTTTGTAATTGAGCAGCTGTTCTGTTTATTCTGCTTTGTTCTCTGTTTTCGTTAGCTTCAAACTCATAAGCTCTACCTTTACTCATAGCATCTTCTTGTCTAGCCGCTGAATCCATAGCAACCTTTTGCATCCTTTGCTGTTCAGCCATTTTCTTTTCTTGCAGAACTTGTTCACCTTGAGCTCTTTGTTTTTCATTATCAGCTTCTTGTGTTTCAATACTAGCAGCAACTTCTTTTTTACTTTGTAAAGCAGCTTGAGCTAAAGCAGTAGCACCACCTGCGCCAGCACCAGTAGCTCTTAAAGTATCTAATGTATTAGCTAAGCTTATATCAGCTTGCTCTATTTTCATTTCAGCTGCTTGAGTAGCAACACCTAAATTAGCAAATGGATTACTTAATTGATTAGATAAATCACTAGCTAAACCAGCTAAATTAGTAACATTATCATAAGGATTTATAATAGCTTGTCTATTATTTTCCAAATGATTTAACTTCGCTTTTAAAGCTTTAGCTTGCTTAGCAGCTCGTCTAGCAGCTCTTTTAGCTTTACCAGAACCAAACAAACCACCTGCGATACTCATTGCCGCGGAACCTGCTAATAAAAAACTCATACTATTTATATTTATTATTATATTCTTGTATTGTCATTGAGACTATTTCTTTTTCTAATTCTTCTATGTCTTGCGTATTTGAAGGGTTTTTATGCACATTTACAAAAACAGAATCTTCCATTGCAAGAATAACTCTTTGTGAACCAGGTTTAGATGTTGTATAACAAGGCGCGATATACTCTACTATATCTCCTTTATTGTTTATTATAACTCTACCTGTTAACAAAAACCAAACATGATGATGATTGTGAACAGCACCTATTATTACGTGTCCTTTTTTTAAATCCATTTGCCTTATATATAACTGATCAGCAAACTGATTTTTAATAGGAACATCAGGCATTGTAGCAATACCTTTTCCATCTCCATAAAAACCTGGAATATCATTATTTTTAATGATAAAATTTTTTAAATCTTCTACAGACTTATCTGCTTTTTTTAATTTCATTTAATTTAATTTTGAGAAAAATTGCTTCCTACTGCAAATAATTCTTTTAATCCACCCGGATCAGTTGTAGCGTCAGTAGACATAGTTACCGTAGCATAATAAGCTTTTATACCCATTGTTTGTGATCCCCATATAATTTCGCCTTGCATAGGATTTGTTGTGTTGTTCTTTATCGATGCAACATAATTATTTTGTTTTCTATCAAAACCAGCTCTGTATTGTATATTATTTTCTAAATAAGCTCCTTCATCATAACTGTATATTAACGAAGAAGTATCTTGATGGTTCAACCAGTTGCCTGAAGGTGTTACGCTAGGATCTTTACCTGTATCTTCTGAAACTATTGATGTTACTTTCCAACCATTACTACCTTCATAACTAATTGTTTTAAAAGTTTTCATGTTATTAGGAGCAGGATTAAAAATAAACTTTATAGTTGAAGCACTAGTTGTTCCATAAAAATTATTTCTCCTAACACTATTATCATAATGTTTATATATTTTAGGACCATAAGCACTGTAATATTGTCCTTGTAAACTAAAAGTTAAATTAGGTTTATATGTATAAAAACTAGTCCAACCTTGAGTTTTCTCATCAAAAGCCAACGTGTTGTAAGTACCTGAATTACTCATTGGGTTTGTTTGTAAAGACAGTACATAATTTTGATTGTAGACATCATAACCGCCTAGTATAGCACTGGTACTAGACATTAGTGATAATTGATCTCTAAAAAAATCAATCATACCAAAGTTAGATATTTCATTTATTTGATTACCTGCTAATCTTAAAACAGCGTTTCTATGTCTGTCTACAAAATATTTTCTATAACCATAATAAGCAAATGATTCAGGGTTTGTTCCTATTCCCCAGTTACCTGGTATAGGTGTTATCTGTCCAATAACAACATTACTATTTGTTTGAACTGCTTGACCTTCAGCTGTATATATAGCATCTTTATCTATTAAGGCTACATTTACTTTTCGCTCTTGGAATATAGTTAGATTAGTATCTTCAGCAAATAACTTTTGTATAGTTCCACCTATTGGATCTACAGATCTTGTTATTTCTTCCGCTACACTAAACTGATTTGTTTTATTAACTCCTGTTCTAGAATTAAACACACCGGAGTATATTAAAGAATTACCTCTTCTAGTTTGTTTATCTTGTTCTTCTACAATATAAGCTTTAACACCTAGATCTGTAGACGTATTATTATAACCACCTCTTATTCTAGATTCTTCTATATACCAATCTTCATTAGGGTTAGAACTTGGTCCACTCCAAGTATCACCTACAACTTCTATATCATTTGAAGGAACATTTTGTAATTTCTTCAAAAAGTATGAGTTAAAATAGTTAATTTCTAGTGTTACCGGCATATTATTAGTATTACTTGTTTTTTATGATTATTACAATGGTCCATTACAAGATCCTGGATAAGTGTGATCACCATACTCTACATAGAAATCATTGCTACCACAGTTAGGACATGCGGTACCAGTCATATCTTGTGTAATCACTCTGTATTCACCAGCTATACTAAAGTCATATTCTTTAAAAACGGTACCATTACCAACTGTTAGTTGTTGTTGAGAAACAGCTCCTCCAGCTGGTTGAGAAGGAGATCCTGAATCACAAGTTGCAGCAACCCAAGGACTACTTATGTTTTCTCTATACTGTATACTAAAGTATATAATAGCATTACCACCAGAACAAGTACTTACTAATTTTGGTCTTATAAACATTACGCCTTGAGTTAAAGCACCTGTAGTAGAGTTATTTGGTCCTTTTGATCTTACATTATACACAGCGTCAGGAGGATAAGGATAGTTTGTTAGATTTGGAGATCCACCAGCTGTTAAAGATGTACTATTAGAAGCTATAAATAACCAGTCACTATTTAAACCACACCCTTGTTTTGTAGTTCCATCCCAACCATCACATATTGCTTGAGGCACATATTGAGTACCAACTGTAAATGTAACTGAACATGTAGTGGTTAATCCGTTACCAGCAACGTCTCTAACTCTTACCACAACAGTGTATGATGTATTATTAACTAATTGATTTGCCGCAGCTGTTAAAACACCTGTGCTGCTAACACTAAATATATTTTGTATAGCTTGTGATTGCCCAGGGTTTAAATCAAATAATAATTCATTAGTTTTATTAGCGGTGTTAGCTGATCCGTTTTTAGCTGTAAAAGCTTTTATTGTTGTGCTACCAGTAGTTATACCTGTAGGATTTGCGCAGTTGTCAAAAATTGGTACACAGTTTTGTAACGTAGCAGTAGCCGAAACATCATCTGTATATGTAGTATTACCGTCATTGTATACAACTCTAGCTGTTATAGTGTAAATATCTGTAGAGTTACCAGCTGCTGCTGACAAAGCACTATACCAAAAAGTTTTTCCAACACCTGTTTTAAGTTGAAACTCACCACCTGAGTTAGTAGCGTTTATAGTAAATAAATTTTCACTAGTTCTATCCGCACCTGTTTGATCTACAACCTGTTGTATCGTTGCTGATATAGCATTAGAGTCTGTTACTTGACCACCACTACCATCAATAAAATTAAAATTTGTTCCAGCTGTTGTTTCATTGCCAGCATCCCACACTCCTAGTTGTGATTGAGCAGCTGCGTTTTCTCCAAATTGAAAAGCAGTGGTTTCAAAAGCAATAATACCACCATACTGAGAGTTTATTAAAGAGTTTAAATTTACTAAATTACCAGTTAATGAGGTTTCGTAAAATAATTCTAATTTAGAATATACAGGACTAGTTTCAGCAACACTTAAAAAAGGCTGCATAGTTATAACGTTAGCAGGTGGTGGTGATGATTGATCAGGATCGTATTGAGTACATATAGCACCTACTTGTCCAGGTACTGTAGAACCTAAAACGCTAGGCGTTGCTCCATTTGGCGTAGTATTAAACTTCATTGCAAACGGATTTAAATCTGAATTATAAAAAGGCTGTGTACCTGGAGAAGCTCCCCAAGGTATAGAGCCTATACTAACTGGGGTAGTATTGTTTCCACTAACTAAACTACCTACTTGACCATAATCACCTTCCGGTGCATCTGGTACAAATGGTATAGCTGCTATTTCCATATCTCTAACTGTAGCTATAGATAATACTTGTTGCTTTATTATATTAGGATAATATTGTTGGTTCCAACCTGTAGAATTATCAGATGGATCAAAAGGAGTAGCAGCACCTCTATTGTTAATGTTTGGGTTATTAACCCTTATATACAATATTTCACTACTACTAAAATCAGTGTCTGTAGGTCCAACTTCTTTTAAGTCTCTAGGAACTTTATTTATATTGTCGCTTAATAATATAGAGTAAGCATACTTTAAACTTTCTGTATTACCTATCTTAACAGGATCACCAGCTACAAAACCAGGAAGATATACGTTATAATATTCTTGCTCTTGTTGTTTAACAACTATTTTATATGAATACCAACCTAACGGATTAGTTGCTGAGTAAATACCTGGTTCACCTGTTGTTGGGTTTTTAGTTGTGGCAACAGCTGTGTTAATTCTAACAGTTAAAATATCACCTATCCAATCAAAAACAGGTTCAGCTCCACCAGGACCTTGTTGGGCTCTAGTTTTATAAGGAGCAAAAACAGTAGATCCAGAAGTATTAGGGGTATCATCAAAAGAAGATAGTATAACGTCTGATTGTCTACCATATCTATCAGCTAATACAAAACCAATTTGATAAGTTCTATTTTGCTTTAAAGTGTGAAAAGGATATTGTATAAAATTATCATAAGTTGTAGATCTTGTTTGTACACCTGCGCTAAAATCAATACTATCAGGACCAGTATGCTTGTCTACATAATTACCATAAACAACTCTATTAGTTATTAATTCTTGTGACAAAGCTTTTATAGGTACTTTATCATAAACTCTAGTTGTATCAGCTGTAGGTAAAGTTTTATAAGGTTTGTTTGAGTCGTAATTATAATCATAAAATCTTTTAGTAACAGAACCGTTTGTTATATCTTTAAATCTTATGTCTGAAAAACTTGTGCCCTGCGCTAAATTACTTAAGTTAATAGTATCTAAAACTTTTATAGACAAAGCATCTGACTCTTTATATAATATATCTATTTTAGTTACTAACAATTCACTTTGCATCAAAGCAGGAGTGTCATAAGGCATTGGTATTCTTAATAATATATTATCTATGCTGTTTTCAAACCAAGTCAGTATCGTTGATTTATAAGCATTATCCATGTCTATTGTAGGATTGTTAGGACCTTGACCAAAAACACCTCTTTGATTAGGTATAAACATAGGTGAAGTAAAAGGAGCTATTATAGACTCTTCATTATCTTCAAATATAAACCTATAACTAAATCTAACAAATTTATCATCTAGGAAAGCAGAATCTCCTTTCCAGTTTGCATCATAAAAAGGATTTTCACCTATTGTAACTCTATCGTTTTGAGCTAAAGTAGTAGCTTTATTTAACACAACGGTATACGTTAAACCCAGGTTAGAAAAAGCAGCGGTTACAGATACAATGGTTGTTCCAGATGGTATTTTACTAGGGTCATTAACACATACTATTGAATCACCTGCTAAAGGAACTGGTCCTTCACTTGATTTAGAAAACTTTATTGAAGTAGAAGAAACAATATTACTAACTAAAGTGTTCTCAATATAGTTGTCTAAGTATTGAGAAGATTTATTTTTCATCGATGTTCTACTAAAATCTACTAAAGTGCCGTTTGGTATAGTTACTGCTTTAGAAAGAGTAACTTGAGTGGAACTATTTATACCTATAATACTAGTTAATGATGTAATGTTTATTGTTGAGCCAGCTGTTTTGTCATAATTTGTTATTATATCACCCACTTCAAGACTACTGGTACCGTTTAAAGTGATAATATTAGTGTTACTTGCTCCAGCTGTTAATGTTTTTCTATTTCTTTCCATTACCTGTATGGTTTCAAATGGATAGTATTTAGCTACAGATATTTGATCTTCAGTTTTGTAATGAGTAGGCGTGGCTACATTAGTAGGGTTTGCTAAAGCTACGTTTATTTTTCTAGGTTGATTAAGATTGTCAGTCCAAAATAGTAAAGTCTCTACTAAGTTTATACCAGTTATTCTAAAAGACTTATTTAAATTTAAAAAAAATCCTTCAACCAAAGTAGTTAAAGTACTAGTTGACACATTGTAAGAATATATACTACATTTATTAGCATTAGTTGCTCTTTGTAATCCAGTTGGATCATCAAAATCCGTAGCAAAAAGATACATTATATTATTTGTTTCATCAGCAAAATAACCTATTATTTCTTTTGCTCCACCAGTGTTAAGTATTTCTATGTTACCTAAAACATTTTCAAACTCACCAACAGTATCTCCTTCTGATCTACTAACCTGTAAGTTAACAGCTTCTCTATATTCACCATTAGGTATAATACGAGAGTCAAGATCTTGGTTCATTTTACCTTTTAAAAAGGTATTTTTAATTTCTGGCATACTATTAGCGTTTTATCCATTTTGCTTTGTTACGCATAACTTGTACTATTTCATCTAATTTAATATTAGATAATCTTATTTTAGCATTTCTAAGAGCTGCGTACCTGTCTCTTTTAAATCTTTGAACATGATATTCTTGAACGTTATTTCTTGTAGATAATATACTATAAGCTATATGCATGTACATAGCTTGCTCAGCCATTTTAGGAACTTTAGTATCTAAATCGTAAGCTAAACCATCAGAAACATATTCTAATATTATTAATTTACCTTTTAAATCACTAGAAAAATTAAAAGTTCCTCTTCTTTCATCTATATTAAACCAGCCGTTCATTTGCATGTTAACAGGATCGCCACCGTATCTTTGACCATACCAACCTCCTGCTCCCCAAGCGTTTTCACCCCACCAATCATACATAAATAAATCAGGGTTATTAGAATCCATTGGCCACAAACCAGTTATATTACTTGGGTTTGATTGCTGCCATTTTAAGTTAGTTAAAGATTCTCCTTCAACATTATCTTCAAAATTATCTTGTATTATAGCTCCTGTTTGATCTTGTACTGGTGACTCGTAAGGACTACTAGTTAACTGAGTAGGGTAAATAGTATGCTTAACACCACTGTTATCTATCCAAGAAAGTTTTACATAATTAACATAATCTTGTGGTATAACCACGCTTAAGTTTGGTCCAACTGTTAATTCTTGAGATTTAATACTTTTTAAAGTATCATAACTAAACTCTTGTAAACCTCTTTTAGCGTGAAATAAAACATCAGTTCTATTAACTCTAGGTATTAATTTATCTTGACCTACATAACCTACTATAAAATTATTTATTATATCTTTTAATTTTATATACTCATAACCACCGTAGTTATTTTCTACAGCTTCAGATTTTAACTGAACTTTTACATAGGTTCCAATTGCTTGTTGGTTACCTAATGTTATAACACTACCAGCAGATGTATTAGAAAGAGAAAAAGTAGTTGTATAAAGTGTCCAACTACCAACTCCATTTGGACTTGTAAACAGTTGAAAGTTGTTTAAAGCGTAGTCAACATCAGCCGGATTCCAGCTTGTTGTGCTACCCATAGATAAAGGTGTGTTAAACGTAAAAGTATAAGTAGTTGCTGCTACTGATGTATATATAATCTGCGCTCCCGCGTAATATTGTAAATTAGTTTCGGTGATTAAACCACCATCTGGTCTAGGCATATTTTACGTTTTAGAGTTTTGTTCTTCTTGCATTGTTTCTTGTTGTGCTACTTGTATTATAGTAGGATCATTTATAATAACACCTGCGTAAGATAATATTCTTGTTATAACATTTGTTTGCTCTGAAACATTAAGTTCAAAATCTTGAGCATTAACAGCTCCAGCATCATAAATAAATTGACCAAGAGCTCCAACGTTATAAGTCCAATTAACATCAGCAGGTTTTTTAAGATATGATATAGTTATACCTGATTGTATACTAGTAGGATATACGTATAGTAAATTATTCTCATATAAATATATAGGAAAATCAGTTGTTGGTTGAGTTAATGGGGAAAGTAATAATTGTGTTAACTCGTTTCTTTGCGCGTATTGAGTTAGCTCTACACCGTTATAAAAAACAGTTCCTAACCTATACACATCAGTAGGTGTTATTGTAAAATGAGGTCCTGCATATGCTGTAGCACCAGTTCTTTGGAAGAATTGTAAATTTTCTTCAATATTTTTTATACGATTACCGTACTCTGTATCGTTTTGTGGCACACGATACTGTTGATTTAAATCATCTTCATACTTTTCAAATATATTTAACTGAACCTGCGTAGCAACTTTATTGAACTCGTCAGGTGTCATATATCCTCTTTGTTGTTGGTTAAGTATTAATAAGACTGTTTTATATACAGTATCTACGTTTATTGCCATTTTAATATATTTTTATAATAAAAAGGCGGCGTTTGCCGCCTCTTATTAGTATTACATGTTGTTAAATCTTTTTAGCTATTGACTTGTAAATTTCAACGCCTTCATCTGTTTTAAAGAATGCGGCTAGTGCTGAATAAGGATTTTCATCAAAAGGTACACTCATCAGTTTACGCTGATTTTTACCTATAGTAAATGTTCTTTGATCACCTGATAACCTGATTACATCAGCTTCTACGGCTTTTATACCAAAGTTTCTTAATTCAACATTTTCATCATTAGCTAGTTCTACAAATAATCTTGGATTTCTTTTAGCAAACCTAATTAAATCTCTTTTTATTTCTTTAGAACTTAACTCATTAATTTCACTTCCAATTTCAGTTCTTAATATAGCTTCTGATTGCTCTATCTCCATACCTCTTGCAGCGTTTAAAGCCATGATTTCAATTTCTAAATCAATTAAATCATCTTTAGCTTGTTCAACTGGTTTTACTTCAGAGTATCTTTTTTCTAAATCTGGATGATATAGTGATAAAAGTTTTTGTAACGATTGATATTCTTTAGGAACAGCTAGCGAGCCATCTTTAAAAACAATATGTCCTAATGTAACTTCTCCTTTTTGTTCATCTGTAAAAGGTGAAGACTGATTAGTTGCATATCTTAAAGCTCTTTGTTCTTTTTTTACTGGATCAAAATACAATAGAGGATATTTTTCCGTGTGTCTTGATTTTAATGTAAATGTTAGAGGTTCTTTATTTCCTCTTAAATAATAATTTCTATCTTTTACTTCCCAAGTATCTTTTACTTTGGGTTCTTTTTCTTTTGTTGACATAATATAATATAATTAAATAGTTAAAGGTATTGGGCGCCGAAGCGCCCTTACCTTATAAAAAAATTAAGCTACAAACATAACAAAGTTATTTCTAGCTTGAGTACATAGACATCTTTCTGATAAGAAGTTAACCTCCATAGCATCTAATGTAGATGTGAAAGCACCACCAACTGAACCAGTTAACCATGATTTCATTCTTCTATCATCAGCTTCAGAAGCTCTATATCTTACATGCAAGAATGGTCTTCTAATGTTTGTTCCAAGTAACTGATCGTATACTGTAGAAGTACCAGCTGGTACTAATACACCATCAATATTGTCACCGTTAACAAAAGCACCTGAACCACCTCTTGTAGAAGCGTCGTTTAAGTATTTCCAAGAAGTTTTGTAGAAGTCATATGAACCTCTTCTAAATCCAGAGAAACCTAAGTTAAGCGCCATGTCTTCAGAGTTTTCAAATACACCGTAAGATGTACCACCAGCTCCGTAAGAGTTTTGTTGCGCTAACATGTTATCAAATAATAACTCAGTTTTTCTATCTAAGAAAAGCATGTTTTCTTCAATAGCTCCTTGAGAATCTAAGTTTTCAAGAACTTGATCAAAGTCTTGTAAAGATCCTGCGTAACCAGAAAGAATATTACCACCATTATTAATAGCAGCAAATAAACCTTCAGTACCTAGATTAGTAGTAGCAGCTGTAAATGAAGGAACGTTAGCTTGATTACCACCTGCACGGAATTGACCTGCAGCAGTAGCTAATTCACCTTCAACCATTGCCATTTCTAAATAATCTTCGAATCTCATTCTAGTTTCACCTTCAGCTTTTAAGTACCATAGGTAACCACTAGTTCCATCTTCTGCAGCAACTTCAACCCAACCGATCTGAGCAGCATCAGATCCACTGATAGCGTATCTGTTTCTGATAATGATTGGTTTGTTTTGGAATTGTGAGAAAGAAGGAGTTATAGACTGACCTGACGTTGAGTTTAACGTAGATCCTTTTGCATATTCAGAACCGTATACGAATACTTTTAATCCTGTTCTTGCAACACCAGAACCGTTTACTAGGTTAACTTGATTGTAAGCATAAGCAGCTACAACTTGAGCACCTAAACCAGAACCAGGAATACATCCTGAATCTTGTACGATTGCTTTAACTGTGAACGCAGGATCAACAGGATCCATAACTACGATTGTTGCGTTACCAAATATAACGTTAGTTACACCACCTGGTAAAGTTAATTGAGTACCAGCTGCGTTAACTGCAACACCTTCATATGAAATATGTAATCTATTTTGCTCCGACCAAACTACTTGATCAGACATCATTGGCATTTCAGCGCCAACCATTCTTAAGAAGCCACTTAACGTTCTGTTTCCATAACGCTCTACCTCTGCTTCATAAATTTCCGGTAGATATTGTTGTGAAAAGTCATTCGCACCACCAGTAAAACTTAAGTAATTTGTAGTACTTAATTGTTGTAATGATGATGGGACTAACCCTCCAAACTGAGGACTTAATACACCCATAATTGTTTAATTTTTAATTGTTAAATTTACTTCGTTTAATTTTCAACTTCGAACTATCTACTCCGTCAATTGCACGAACTTTAAAACCACCAACAAAAATATCCTCACTTCTTTTTTGACGTGGTTCACCTATTGTTGGATTTTTAGAACTTTCCATAACGGTTTTTATACCGTCACTTTTACCTTGTTCATAAAAATGGTTTACAATTCGATCAACGTTTTGAGCAGCATACATAGCTTTATGATAACCTTGTGTATCTTTAACATTACCCTCATTGTCTAAGAACTTCTCGACAAAATTGTTAATATTTGATTGATTTTCAGCTACTGCATTAGGGTCTTTAACACCGTATCTAAATTTCTTTTCACCTACTTCGAAGTCAAAACCTTTGAAATCTTCAGCAAAAAGTTTTTTAGTATCGTCAATAAATCTTCCATGCTTTTGTTTAGCTACTTCCTGATCTTTGTTGTATCTATTGAAAAAATCCATAGCTTTTTTCTGATCCGGATTACTGTATGATCTCAACTTGATTTCATCATAGTATTTCCCTTTCAGCTCTTCCAAATAGTTACGGGCTTTTGCAATTTCTTCTTTTTTAGCAAGATTTTTCTTTTTAATCTCACGTTTATCATCTATCTCATCGTCTACTTTAAAATTTTCTTCCATAACAAAAGAAATTTCATCATCGTTTAAATGAGGTTTAGATTTTTTATAATATTCTTTTAAAAGAATATCATCATCAACGCTAGTATAATCAGCGTTAAGTCTTGTATAATCTTCTATAGTACCTCCAGTTTCCTTCATAAAATCTACCAATTTTTCTATATTTTCTGGTAATTGAATTTTAGGTGTTTCAACTATTGGCTCTTGTAATGGCTTTTCGGCCACCTTTTCAATTTCTTTAATAGGCGAGCTGGACTCTTCAACGGTTGTTGCTCCTCCAGCGTCCATCTTTTCGCCATCTCCGGTTCGTTCGCCCACATCCACTGTCTTTGTTTCTCCGATTTGAATGGCATCGTCTTGTGGTTTTTTAGTTAAATCTACTTTTATAGGTGGTTCTATTTTGTTATTACCTTCTAACGAGGTATCAACCTTTGATAAATCTACTTTAAAGGTTTTATCTTTTTTTCCTTTAAATTTTTCAAACTTGGGTTTTTTCATTTTCATATCCCCACCTTCAGCAATAGCTTCTTTAGCTACCTCTGGCTTTGTTGTTTCTTTTTCTGACATAATAAAATATTATAAAATTAATAATAACCGATTAAACGCCCGGTTGCGGCGGTTGTTCTAATGAAGGAACAGGCATGTCAACCATAGCAGGCTGAGCACCTCCAGGAGGTAAACCTGGTTGTTCAAAATTAGAAGGTGGTAAATCATTTTGTCTTTGGCTAATCATTTTACTTTGTTGAGTAGCTTCTTGTTTTGATCTACTATCTTTTCTATCTTCAATAGCACCTTCTTTTTCTTTCATAGCTTCTATCTCAAGCTGCTTAAGTTGCATGTCATATTGATGTTTAATCTCCATTTCTTGCTGTTTAATCTGCCAAGCAGTTTGCATACGTTGTATTTCCATTTGGTTTTTAGCTTGTTCGTATTGAACATTAGCACCGGATATAGCTTGTTGTTTTTCAACTTCAGCCATAGCCTGAGCTTGCTGTGTTTGTTGCTGTGCTTGCGCTTGCGCTTGAATATTAGCTTGTTGAGCTTGTTGCTCTTGTTCTTGTCTTTTTCTACGTTTTTGTTTTAAAACATCATTAGCTAGTTTAAGATTTTTGATTTGACGTATATCTATAGCGTCTTCTAAATCAATACCACCTTGTTGTAAAGCCATTTGTATGTTTTGTTCTAACATAGCTTTATCTTCTTCCTCTGGTTCTAACTCTAAGTATATACCAAAATCATGAAGATTTAAGTTTTGTATTTCTGATAAAGTACCTACATTGTAAGTAGATATAGAGCTTTTTAAAGACTCTAGTGTTAAAGGATAATTTAAAGAATCTGCAATTTTTAATGATATATTTTCACAAGTTCTTAATGTTAACCATAAACTAGACTGTAATATATGTTTTGTAGCTGTGTTAGAAGCATTAGCAGCCATTTTTTGTAAACCAACTAAAGCATCTTTATCAGGCATACTACCATCTCTAGCCTCATTTAATCCGGTCACGTCTCTTATCATTTGTAGATAATACTGATACGTTTGTATTAAACTAGCTATTTTAGCGTTACCACCACCTGATTGTAATTCTTGTATAGGAACTTTACCTCTATTAAGTTCTCCTTCTTGCGTCAACGATCTACCAACAATACTACCAGTTTGGAAATACATATTTAATGCCTCCGCTGGATTATAGTTTGTACCATTACCAAGATCAACCTCAGCCAAACCATCCATGTCTAAGAACACACCGTCTGGTACCATTCTCGCGATAACTTGTTGTAGCTTTAAATGAGTTAACTGTATCATATCAGCAAACCCTGTTATTTTACTAACTATAGAGTTTATTTTTCCTTGATACATTCTAGGTGCGCAAATAGCATAGCTCATTTCTACTTTAGTAGTATCAGAAAAAGGTCTTGTCATATTTTCAGCCAACCTCCACTCAATCATTTCATTGTTACCAACTATTTTAGCACCTTTATAAAGTACCTCTATTTTTCTAGAAACCTTTTTAAAAGTATCTGCTTCTGGTGGATTAAATTGATCTGTTTTTACTAATGATTTTTCTAAACCGTGCTCTGTTTGTTTTATTTTAAATACTTGAGTATTGTACGTTTTATATTCAAAATACATAACCTGCACAGTATCAGGATCATAAGTAGTCCAACCGTATACAGGATCTCTATTTGTTTTAGCTTTTGATATTCTATCTAAATCTGATTCTGTTAAATCAGGAAATTGTTTTGCTATTTCAGCAATAGTTAATGACTTTATTTCACCAACGTAATATATATCTTCAAAGTTAGGATCTTCAGTATAAGAATATATTAACCTAGCAGGATCAACATAATCAACGGTTACACCGTTTGCTTTATTCCAATTAGTTTTAACTGCTCCAATACCTAAAGTAACTAAATCATAATTAAATCTTTTTCTTATGTTTTCAAATCTATTTTTAGAAAGTTGATTATTTATTACTTCTTCTTCAGCTATTTCAATTGAAGACTTATAACTAAGTCTCATGTGTATGTCTAACTCATCTTCATTTTCAGGTAAACCAGCAGGATCACCTGTATTAAATTCATTTATACCTAACTTACCTTGTAGTTCTTGTAAATAAGGTTTAGCTAACATGTCTTGCATTATAGCGTTAGCATAGTCTGTTCTTTTCTTTAATGAAACTGGATCCTGTGCAAAAGCTTTTATATCAAAAACTTTATTAGAAATACCATTAACAACTATATCTACAAATTTTGAAACAACAGGAACAGGTTTCCAATCTAAATTTAAATAAGACATATCACCATTAATAGCTAATTCGTCTTTATATTTTTGAACTGGTTGCTCGCCTCTAGCATATAATCTTAACGTGTGAAATCTATTAAAAGAACTTGCAAATCTAGTTCCATTACCACCTTGTCTCCACCACTCACTTTCTATAGCTTGCGCAACCTTTCTACCATACTCTAATGTTGATTTCTCAGCATCAGGCACTACTTGACTAGGGAAAGCACTGTTTGGATTTGCTAAATTTGTATTCATTTACTTAATTATTTTTGAAACTAAACCTTTGTTATTATATCTTTTTATACCAAGGTCAATAGGTTTTCTTATTATTCTATTTACAGGAGCATATCGGTTTTTATTACAAGCCATTATTGCTAAACCCGAACTAATAGAAGCATCATGAGATGTTCTGTTATTTATATCAAAAGCAGCCCAGTCTTCTAATGTTCTTTGGAAATAAACATCTCCATAATTTTCACCATCAAAACCTACTGCATTTTCTATATAAGATTCAATAGCAGCTGCGTGAGCTTGCTTAATATCTTCACTAGAATTAGGTATACCACCTATTTCTCTTTCTGTAACTGATAGTTTAGTATAAACTTTATCAGGCCTATTCATTGCAAAACCTCTATATCCTCTACGTTTAAAATGATATAAAAGCCTAGGTTTATTATTTTCACATAGTATTGGCATTCCATAAAAAATACAAGCCATTAACACGTCTTCAAAGAAGATCTCAGCTGTTTGAGGTCTAGCAATGTATTCTAAAAAGAAATGATCTGATGGCGCGTCTTCCATGCTAAATTTAGTTAAGCCGTGAAGCGATCCGTTAGAACCTCTTTTATCTACTGTACCTGATATATCATATGGATCACATCCAAAAGCTCCTAAATGATCATTACCTGGATATTTTATACCATTTTTTTCAATATATCTATTTTGTAGATTAGCATTAGGTATCCATGTTATAAAAAATCTTCCTTGTGGGTTAGGTGCAAACGTAACTCTAGTATCTTTTATTCCATTTTGCCATATAAAATTACCTTGTGTAACTAATTTTTTATTATCAGCGTCTTCGTTAAAATCTATTTGCTGATATATTCTAGTTAGATTAAATAAAGACGACTTGGATTCGTCTCTAAAAGCATGCTTTGTAGTTCTAGGAAATTGTCTATAAAACTCATTTAAAGCATCTTGGTCGTTTTTTAATCCATCAACTTCGTTATCCCAATATTCGAGTACTCCAATATCGATAAATTCTCCTTGAGGTCCTTTAATTTCAGTTGATGGTGTGTTGAATACAGGTAAGCCATAAGCATCAATGTATCCTTCGTAGTTCCATTCCATAGGTATGAACAAACTATATAATCCCGAGCTAGTCTGTCCATTGCGGTTTCTTTTTGTAACATCGGAATCATCATATAGTTTTTTAAAGTTTCTACCACCTTTATCTAAAGCATTTGATGTTGATCCCATCATACACTTACCAATAATTTTACTACCTAATCTAAGGGTGGTTTTCGTAACCCTCCAGTTGTTGAGGATGTTGTTCGGCTTCTCCCACTTCCCCGATTCATCATGTACGAGGAGTTTGAGTTTCTCTCCATCGTAGGAGTTATCCCCCGTGTTCTTCCAGTCGATTGTGGTGTCCAATCCCTTGAGTTCCTGTAAGGTTTCGTCAGCGGAGGTGACGGTGATGGAACGTCTGGTAAATTTACTGGCTGGGACTCTGTAGGCAAGCTCGGTCTTTGGACGGTCCATTCCGTCCTGGGTCGGCTTGAAAAAGAAGGGGTAGTTAACTGATATGGGTACCACCTTATCGGTAAACATCTTCTTGGCATCAGGCCCAGACTTTGATAAAATGCCATATCGTGAGTCGCTGGATATAGTTGCCAGGTTAACCACCTCTCCCGATGCCATGAATGAAAACCCAGAACGCCTGTTCTTAAGGTAACACATTCCATAGGATCGTACGTCAGCCTTACAAGCTTCCCAGAAAATGAAGAATAATCTATTTGATTCTCGAAAGTCTGGTGCCCCAACGTCAATTTTACTCCACTGCAAGTACATGTAATGAGTACCAGTAATGTAAGTAGGAATATCTTTGTTATAAAACCAAAAACCTTTCTCCCTACAGGTAAACTCATTATCGATGTAATCATACCATTTTTCTTTAAAGTCTTCTGGATATTCTCTCCAGTCAAACACTGTTTTTATTCTTGATAAAACCTTAGGTAATTCTTTTTTTTCCCAAGTATTGCTATCAAATTTTTTTATATCTTTAGCTTTAGGTAAAGCTATTTTAAGATTTTGAATATCATATATATCACCTATAGTTCCATCTTTACTAATTACAACTATATCATGTTCTTTATTATAACCATATTCCCATTTTTTATAACGGTTCATTCTGTTTATAATCTTAGGTTTTATATGATTATCTAATATTTTATATAAATTTTGCTCGTACATTACTTAGCTCTTCTTTCAGCAAAACCTTTAAAAGGTTTTTCTTTTTTAACCTGTTCTTTAGGTTTATCATCTAACATATCTTGCTCCTCTTGTATTCTGCTTAATATTTCAAAAGCATCGAATATAGCTAGTTTTTTTGTAGCAGCTGCGTTTTTTAATCTATCCGCGGAAATATCTGGTCCAAAATCTATAATTGGCTCTTTAGCAACTTTAATTAATTCTTTAACTGCTACTCGCCCAGCTTGGATTATATTCAACTTCGTCTCCTTGTTGCTCATACTTTATAACAATATCATTTGATTTCATACAATAAATTCGTTTGCCATCAATAACAAACTCCCACTCACGACCTGGTTTATATCCAACCATGTCTCCTGGGTTAATATTAGATGCCTCTAGCTCACTATTACCTATTTTTAATATTCCAACACATTTCTTTTCAATATCAGTTGTTAGAGGGTTGTTGTCTTTTATAGGCATAACAAAACATCTATTCATAAATGGTAGCCATTTTTTATTTTCTTTACGTAAGTATATTTGATTTGGCTTACAAAAGTATAAATCTTTTTTAAAATATTGACCGCTGTTTCTTTCGTTGCCTCTTATATCGTACCATCTTCTAAATATATTGTGGTGAACTATAATTTCATCACCTATTTTTATATCAGTACAAAAAGCTAAAGGTGTTGCAACAACAATAGCATTTCTACTAACAAGTTTATGATCTTCTATGTTAGCATTAACTATAAGATTTTTATCACCTACTTTAATTTCGTTATTATACCTACCTAATTTAGGTTTGATAATAAAGTTATATATGCTTTCCATTAATATTCTAAATCATACTCAACGGATATAGCCATGTTAGAGTTAAACTTCTTCCATGGCATAACCTCATCTTGTTTTTTTATATAAATATTATAAGAATTATCTGCGTCACTAAAAACTATATTATGTATATGATGACCACCATAAACAGATTGGCCAACAGAATAATGCATAGCTTCGTTTTTATAGTCCGCGCCTATACTTATCTTTCTTATAACTGAGTCCATGTTTATTTTTCCTCAGTCTTCTCTTCTTCTTTTACTTCTTCGTAAGAACCATCAGTTAAATTGATATTAACTTGACCATACTTTTCTTCAAGTTCTTTCTTAGTTACATCTAATTCTTTTAAGAACTCAGAATAAGCTTGCATGATTTCAGCTTTTTTTACTTCTAAAGAACCAAGATCTAATACACATTGCTGTATTTTTCCTGTTTGTTCTTTAACTGTTTTTAATTCTTGCTCTTCAATTTTGTTTACTTTTTCACTCATTTGATTAAATTTTAATTATTATTACTATATTTATTATTACTTGTTAAAGTTTTGTTTTACTTTTTATATATCTTTGTAGCTTTTTCCGTCGTGCGTCCTCCGAAATAGGCTAAAATTACAGACATCATGACCTTCTCAAAAGTATCATTCCATAAGCTATTAATATGAAAAGGCAAGTCCTCAATACTATCAAGAATACCAGCTAACGAAAATATAACTATACACCACAC